GCCGATGATCGCGCCCTTGGTGCGGTCGCCCGAGCTGGACACGGCTGCGCCAAGCGCGGCACCGGCCAGCGCACCGGTCGCCGTCGAATTGGTGACGGGGTCGCCGGTCTGGCAAGCGGCAAGAAGGGCAATGATCGGAAGGCCAATGGCAAGGCGACGGATTGACATGTGTTTCTCCAGAAAAGCAGTGTCAGGTGTTGAGACTATCTCGCAATTCTCTTTCTGCATCCAATCCAATCAACCTGCAACTGAAAGCAACCCCGCTGACCGGCGAATTCTTGCGCAGGTACTTGAATCTGCGGCGTTTCGCCGGGCAGGCTGAGGGCTGTGATCTCGCCTTCGAGAAAAGGCGCTCGCCGCGCGACTTGTGGCAGGCACTACGGTGCCGGTTCGGCTTGCGACACTTTGATTGCAGGAACCGACATTTCTCCTCTTGCAAGAATCCCGCGGCTTTCATATTCACGGCGGCGGGAAACCCCTCCCCACCGAGGGTGCGCGGTCATTGCGATTTTCTCCTTCTATTTCCGGTGGTTGCTGATGCGTCACCGTCTGCTTGTGCCAGATTTGTGTCAAACAGCACGTTGGTGATGGTCTTATCCTTGATCGCGTGGGCGTAGGTCCGCAGGACCACAGCGGCATCACGCCAGCCCCCATGCTCGGCCACTGTCTTGGGATCGTAGCCAGCGCGCAGCATATGTGTGGCGAAGCCATGGCGGCAGGAATGCGGGCTAAGAGGCTGTATGCCTGCCCGATCGATCACGTTGTCCCATGGCGTCTTGACGCTGCCGCGACCGGCATAGCCGAAGACGGGCTCATTCGGATCACGGTTGCTCGGTATGTTCGCCAGCGCCGCCACGACAGCGGGCTGCATATGCGCCGTGCGCGTCCATGGCGTCGGCTTCTCTGTGTAGAGCTTGGCAGCACCTGTGGACAGGTTCACGTCGCCCCAAGTCATGTCGCATGCCTGACCGATCCGCGAACCGGTGCCGAACATGAACAGGCACAGCGCTGCCAGATGGGGCAGGCTGTCCTTGTTTGCCTGTGCCGCGAAGGCGTTCACCCAAGGCAGATCGGCGGCTTCCTTGACCTTCGGGTCGGTCGGGAACCGCTTCACCTTGATTGCGGCGCACCAGCCCATGCCAGCAGCGAAGTTGATTACTGCCGCCGTGGGCACGATCACTTGGCGGTTCCATGTCGCGGGAGATGCGTCGGGATAGAGCTTGCGGGCGCTTTGCTGGATTGCCAGCGGGGTGATCGTCTTGACCCGCGTCTCTTTCCAGTGATCGGCAATCTGTTTCAGGAACCTGTCAGGCTTTCCGGCATCGAGATATGCCAGCATTGCCTGGGCCATCGTCAGGACCGCCTCGGCACCATCGAGGTGACTACGCCACTCCCGTGTTTCGGCTTCCGCCGCGATGCGTTGCGCGAGGGCTTTGTCAGTCGCGCCTGTAGAGCCTCGAAACCGCCGACCGGCAACTGTGCCTCGGTAATGCCAGAACCGCCCTCTGAGGTAGATTTCATGCGGCATTTCGTGGCCTCTTTGATCAAGGGGATATGCTCAGGGAAGATAGCCAACGTGCGACCGAAGATGCAGCACGCCCCGTGCTTGCGCACCAGATCGCGGAAGGCCCGCACCGACATGCGGAAATGCGGGGCCAGTTCCTCGGGGGTGATGAAGTCGGGGCGCAACTCTTGGGACACGTCAGAACCCTTTCGAAGTCTTGAACCTGACAGCGCCAGCGGGGGCGGCAGAGGCGCGCTTGATGCGCGCCTCGAGATCGGCAATGGCCGAGGCCATTTCGGCGTCGGTCTTGTATTCCACCCGCTCGCCGTTGAGCTGGAGAGTGCGCACGCCCTTGGCTCGCGCCTTCACCAGCTCGTCGCGCAGGCTTTCCAGCTCGTCGACGCCGAGTGCCATTAGCCCACCCGATGCCAGGCGCGGTGATCGGTCCAGCCTGCGCCAAAGTCCAGCCGCACGCGGGTCTGCACCCCGTCCACCTCGAACCCTGCGCGGGTTTCGATCTGCGGGCCGGGCGCGCCTTCCAGATAGGCATATTCCAGCCCTTCGGCGTTGGCCGGATCGGCCACCACATACCAGCGGTTCGCCACCGTCAGACGCGGTTCCACCAGCAGCGACAGCTTGCCGAAGGGGTTCACGTCTTCGGTTTTCGCCGCGGCGATCTCGGTCAGCACCTGTTCCGCGACGGTTTCCAGCTCGGGCGGAACCAGCACATAGCGCGGCGTTACGTCGATCAGCAGACCGCCGAGGCCCTTCATCTTGCGCATGGCAAGACGCGCGGCCGACAGGGACGTGATGCTCGGATCGGCGGCAGTGGCAGTCAGGTTGCCGTGATCGGCATGGAACACCGCGACGCCATCCGACATGGCCGGGTTTGCCATGACCATGGATACGAGGAAGTCATTTTCGAAGGCGCGCGCCGCGATGCCCATCTTGCGCGACACATCGTTGAATGCGCCGAGGTCATCATTGACCATGGCTTGCCGGGTAATGCCGAAGATCTTGCCGTAGGTGGCGATGCTGTAGCTTTCGCCCGACTCGTCGATGGTGCCGTGCTTGAATGCGCCACCCTCGGGCACCTGTTCCAATTTCGGTGCATCGCCGAGGGTCAGCTTGCGCTTGGCGCGGAAGTCTGGGGCGGTGGATTGCTTCGCCAGCGGACGCACGCCCGAAGGCGCGGCAATGTAGCCCGCGCGCATTTCGCGGTTCACAGCATCACCCATGATCAGCGGGAAGTCAGAGGTCGAATGCAGGGCACGGGTCAGCACTGCCTCGGGCGCGAGGCCCAACACACTGACACCGCTGCGGCGCAGGCTTTCGCGCGCAAGGTCCGGAATGGTCATGTAGGCGTATTGACGGGCGGGCGCGCTGAGTTCGTGCTCGGGGTGCGAACGCGCATAGAGCGCCTCACCGGCCCGCGTGGCAATCACAGCCGGGTCGGTGTGATCGACGGTGATTTCCACTTGCGTGGTGCGGGTCTGGGTCTGCGCGCTGCGCTGTTGCATGGCCGTGAAGGCCGCAGCGCGGGCGGTATCGGCGGTTGCGCCCGCGTCAATCTGTTCGTCGGCCCATTCGCGGGTCAGACCAGCGGTCTGTGCGATGCTGCGGATTTCCACATTGACGGCGGCACGGGTTTCCACCGTGGTCTGGTCGTTCGGCATGAAGGGATCTCCATTTCGGAAATGTGCCCCGGTGTCAGCCGGGACGGGGACAATGGACACCTCCACCGGCGTCCAGCGGGTCGCGGTGCGGATGCGGGTGGCACCCTCCCGCGTCTCATTCCATTCGGCCACGCTGTAGCCAATGGACAGGCCGCGCAGGGTGCCGTCGCCAATGTCGGCCAGCACTGCCTTTGCGGCTTCGTTGCTGCGGAAGCGCAAGCGCACCCACAGCCCTTCCGGGCGCACCTCGGCCGCTTCCACCACGCCAAGCTGATCGCGAGTCGAAGCGCTGCGGTGCGCATCCAGAACGGGTGCGCCAATCAGGCGCGAAAGATCCACCGCACCGAGGTCAAGCCGCTCGATGAAGCCGCCTCGCTGCACATCCGCGCCGGTCGAAACGATAGCTTCAACCGTGCGGTCATCGTGGTTGATGGTCGAAACACGCGGGGATGCCGCGCGCAGGTGAATGGTCATGCTTCGGTGCCTCCGTTCGCGGGCTGCGCCACGTCGCGGGCGCGCTCTTCGTCCAGTTCCTCGATGTCGCGACCGCGCCCGGCCACAACCTCTTCGCGGGATTTCAGGCCCGCGTTGATTGCAGCCACATCGGCTTCGACTTCGTTCTTCGGGTCCACCCACGCCCATCCGGGCGGCACGAAGCGCACCGCCAGATGATCGGCCAGCGCATTGGCCGGGATCGAACCGGCAAGGCTTTGAACCTCAATCCAGCGCCGCCACAGCGGGCGTAGGAAGCCCGCCTCGATCAGGTTGCGCTGCAACATTTCGGCGCGGCGGCGGAAGTCCAGAAGGCCCACGCGTGCCGAGGAATAGTTGGCCTCTCCCAGATCGCCGGTCAGCATTTCAAAGGTGAGGCCCACGCCTGTGGCGATTTCCCGATCCTGCGCCCGAAGGAATTCCACCGCTTGTGAAAGGCCGGCGACGGGGCTGGAAAAGGTCACATCCGCGTTTTGCGGCAGGATGCGCATCGCGCCAGGTTCCAGCGAGACATTAAGCGCGCCGCCGCTTGCGGCCCCCATCATGTCCGCCATTGTGCCGTCAGGGTCGCGGATAAAGCCGGTCATCATCGACGCGACCTTAAGCTGCATCAGCAGTGCGTCGGCCGCTTCGTCGCGGTCGCGCATGCGCAAAAGCACCGGGGCCAGCCATGTAATGCCGCGCACCTGGCCGGGGAACAGTGAATCGAAGACATGCAGCATGTCCACGGCCGGAACGCGAACGGCCTCGCCAAACAAGGCGAAGGGCGAACCGGGGGCCTCGCGCAGAACATGGTAGGCGGTCACGCTGTCATCTGCATCGTATTCGATGCCCGCCAAGATCCGCGCCCCATTCCCCAGATCGCGGGTCAGGTTCGGGTCGATCTGATCCGAGGGAATGACCTTCGGGCGCAGTTCGCCGTCTCGGGTCACTGTGAGCTGAACGAAGGATTCACCATCGCGCACAAGGGCGCGAACCATGGACAGAAAGACTGGGCGCATCAGATCCTCGAATCCTTCGGCCAGCGCCCTGCGGCGGGTCGGATCGGGGTGCGCGGGGCGGGCATGCCAGCCCTTCCCCACCAGTGCCGCGCCCCATGCTTCGACAATCTTGTTCCCCTGCGGGGTGTTGATATAGAGCGCATTTGCGCGGGCTTTAGAGACACCTCGGGCGGCAAGCGCCGATTGCGAAGGTGCGTGGAGACTGGCCGCACTCTCCCAACGACGCCCGCCGCCCCCCGCCTCAAGCTGGCGTTTGTGATCGGGCTCAGCCTCCGCCTTTGGGCGGAAGAGCTTTCCAAAGCGGTTAAAGGGGAAGCTCATTGCTCCCCCTGTTCCAGCTTGTAGATGCGCCGACCGTCGATGCCATAGCCCTCTGCCTCGGCCCGTTGCTTCAACAGGCGATAGGCTTCGGGGATCGACGCGACCGACACACGCGGCCCCGCAATGGTCCGCTCGGTAGTGCGACCATTACGGGTTTCGCGGGTCAGACCCACCCGCGCCAAGGTGCTAGCCACAGAGGCCAAGACTTCTTCCGCCGTGCCACCGGCATTGACGAGTTTCGTCCAGCGCAGCCCGGTCAAGCTATCTTCTTCGGCGCTGTAGAAGGCTGCGACAAACTCCTGTTCACCAGTTTCGCCACGTTCGACCCGATCAAGGAACCGGGTGGCATGTGAACAATGCGCCTGCACGAATTCTGATGCGTCTTCGTTGCTCACGCCCTGTTTGGTCAGAATCTCGGCCAGCAACAGTGCCAAAGCATGCTGCGCGGAGTAGCGGCGGTGCTTGCCCGGCTCAAACTCCGCATCATTCCAAGGCGCGTAGCCATGGGCTTGCATGTGGCGGATGCTGGCGACGCTGCGTCCGGTGATCAGGCCAAGAACCTCTTGGCGCGCGGTGTTGTGGTTCATGGCAACCTCATTCGAGAAATTTCATTCTCGAAGTTGCCACCAGACGAGCCGTCTGTCAACTTCAGGAATTGCACTTCTCAATTAATGACCCTCGGCAGGGCGTCGCGGTCACGCTCGCAAGCCTTGGCCCTGAGGGCGCGGGCCGTCCAAGGCTCGCCACGCTCGCGGGCAAGTTTGGGAACGAATACGCGGTTGAGATTGAGACCGAGACGGAACGCCAGCGGGGCAACAACTTTGACCATGAAGCACGTCCTCATGTGGTCCCCCTTGGCAATGCGTCCAAGTGGTCGATCATCGGTTCTATCAGGTCGCAGGTCAGGCCCAGAAGGCGCAGGACGTTCCTCGTCTGGGGGGTCAGTTCCGCGCCTTCCAGCATGTCGAACGCGACTTCGACCAACCCTTGCAGGCGCTGGCAGTAGATCACCAGTTCGTCGATTTTGGTCGGTGCGCCATGTGCGCCCAGAAGCGGGTAGAGGTCTTTCTTTGGCGGCGTCATCGTGCGCTTGTCCCTTTGTCCTGCACCAGTTTGAAAATGCGCTGCGCAGCTTGCAGCCGATCCAGCGCAACGCGGACACCGGCCGCGAGGGCGCGGTGATCACTGCAAGTCGGGTGGCGCGTCGTCATGCCGATCAGATCGACCAGGCAGATGCCGTCATGCAGCTCGTCCAGGGCATCAAGAAAGTGAGAGATCTGTTCCGAAGTCATTGAGCGGCACCGATCAGCTTGTCAGCCTGGCGCAGGGCGGCGCGCATGTAGCTGCGGGCCTCGCGAAGGTGTTGCGGATAGCCCGCGCTGCATTCCGTCGCATCAAGGGCGAGGGTCAGGCAGTCGCGGATTTCGAACAGGCGGGCGGAAGGCAAGCCGGGATCGGCTGCCGGAACAGGGTTCGGCATTCTGGGCTCCGTTGATGCGCGGTTGCGATTTCGCTACAGTGTGTCAACAGTAGCCAAAAATTCGCTACTGTAAAGCGAAATGAACACGGTGAAGCGATTATGACGCCTGCACAGTGCCGAATGGCTCGATCTGGCTTGTCTTTAGGGGTCCGCGAATTGGCTTCAGCAGCGGGGGTTTCCACAAACACCATTACCCGCTTCGAGAAAGGCGAGCCCCTCAAACCTCGGACTCTTGATGCGATTCAAGCCGCCCTCGAGTCCGCAGGGGCAGAGTTTATCCCCGAGAATGGAGGGGGCATTGGTGTGAGGCTAAAGAAAAATGCCGGGGCCTAAGCCCCGGCAAATATCGCGGCAAAAAGGGTCAGCGCCGCTTGGGTATGAGCGCAGCAAGTGCATTTGCCGCAACTGCGCCTTGCTCACGGAAGAACCCGGCAAGGGTGGCAGGAAAGTCTATCTTTCCGTAGGTAGCATACTCGTCACCATCGACGCGGATAACGAGGAGTTTGTCCACATCCTTGTTGAATCCAGAGCGCAGGTAGACTTCGAGAGAGATCTCGGCGGCCGTCCGGGCGGTCTGGATCAGGATGAAGGATGTGGTTTCATCCCAAGTCACGCACGTCGAAAGTGCCTCAACTACCTTCACAACTGATGCACGCCGCTCGTCGGCGTTGCCGACTTCAGCGATGCGGAACGAAATGGCATAACTCGCCATGATCGTAGTTCCTTTCTTTGCTGGCCTTGACTTGCGGCCCGCAAAGTGCAAAAAGCACCTTGTGAATTCACAAATCGCAGCCGGTCAACGGTTGCTGTGTTTAAGCGCAGCCGAGTTCGAGTCGGCTGCGCTTTTTCTTATACCCGATGCGTTCTTTAGGCGTCTAGGCGATATGCTATATTTTGCGATCATGGCACTCCACGACGCATCATCCAGCTCGACGCCAGCACCGGCCGATTGACCACCGGCTGCGCTTCGATCTGCGCCAGCTCGTCGCGGCGAGCCTCGGGGTTGATGTTCACCACCTGGCGCGCAGCGAAGGCGTATACGGTGCAATCCAGCGCCTCGGCTCGACGCCCCGGAATGCGGATGAAGCTGCGCACCGGCTGGCCTCGGGCATAGCGCACCACCGCCCTTTCGCTCGCCGCCTGTTCATACCAGACGGCGGGCAGGCTTTCGGAAAACCGCATCATGCCGGGGCGCGGGAAGCGGGCGAAGAGCTGCGCCTTCACCGTGTCCACCCCGACAATCCACAGCCGCGCGCCGGTCTTCGTCTTGGACCCTGCCCGCTCGATCACCGGCCGGTTGCCGGGCGCGCCCTTGATCGCCATGACCTTGCGCCGGGTGCGCGGGGTGCAGAAGGCGGTCACGCGGTGCATGGACGTGCCGTCGCCCGCGTCGATCGCCGTGGCATCGATGCCGATCTTGCCGCCCAAGGCATGCGGGAAGCGTTCGGTCAGCATCGCATCCAGCTCGGCCCACGTCTCTTCCGCATCGAAGGCGCCCCAGATC